TTTGCTCCTGCGTTTGCGTAAGCCGCTCCAGCACTAGCTCCACTTGCCGCCGCATTAGCAGTAGACTGAGCGGTATCTGCTACTTTTGCAGCTATACTTTGATTAATAGCGTTTGTCTCTAATTGTTTAGCGATCGCCGCATTTTCAGTAGCTAGAGTTTGAGTATCAATTAAAGTGGCAGTAACATTTGCAGTCTTCCCATATTTTTGTATGAGGTCTATAATATCAGGAAGAGATTGTAAAATCAATTCAAATATTTTAAACATCTCTCCGGTAGAACCTCCAATGGCATCCCCCAACTTTCCGAATACCGTGGCCAGACTATTTACAGAGTCTTCCAAAGCGGCAAATTTCTCCTGCTCGTTACGTAATCTGTTCAGAAGATCCAGCCATCTTTCTACTTCTCCTTGCCAAGCAGCATCTTTGACATTCACGTCAGAAAGTAATCTCAACCTCTCTTCAACGTAACTTATCTGAGCTCCTAGCAATTCCATTTGATCTGAATACTTGCCAAAAGCATCTGTAAGCATACCGTAATAACCAATATCAGAGGCTGCTTGAATATTCAAATACTTAACTTTAAGAAGATCAAGAGCTTTTCCTAACTCAAGTATAACGTCCTTATTTGCTTCTAGATTGTAAGATAGACTATGTATTTTACGTTCTACATAATTGATCTCTTTACTCACTACATCCAACTGACTTCCTAAGTTTCCGAAAACCTCTGACTGAGACTTAGCTATTTCCAAAGATCGCCATAAATCATCCAATTCCGCAGAGTCTCCTAACTGCCTGAACCTCTCCGCCAGCTCTGATATTTTCTTGTCTAGTATGTCAGCAAAAGGTATGAGAGCAAGGAAAGGAGCTGACATAATTCCTGAAAGAGGAATAAAGGCACCTTCAAGATTCTTTGCTGTAACTCGCAGCTCTATTAACTTATCCAGAGTATCTCCAATAGCTTTTTGACTCTCTTCAGCTATATTAAATCCAGAAATACCATACTTACCCTTAATAGATATTTGCTTAAGCTTATCATCCATATCCTTAAGCAACTTTCCAGCCTGATATATTTCCGGATGTAAATTGCGAAGGTCTTCCGACAACTGTTTTGCAAAAGTAGTATCTGCCCCTTTACTCTCTATTAACTTTTGGAGAGTATTGGAAAGCAGTTTTGCCATTTCATCGGCATAATCAAATTCAATACCTAATTTACCTGCATTGGCAGCCATATACTTTATAACATCCGCTTTGGAAGCAAAGTCTGTCATCAATTCCGCCAAAGTAGTAATTTCTATTCCGACATCCCCCGAAAGGTCCCCCAAATCCTTCAGTCGTTGGTAAATGATTTTCATGTACTCTCCAGCGATGGAGAAGTCTACCTGTTGTCCTAACTTTTCAAGAGTATCTAAGTATAATTGTTGTTTCTTTTTAGCTACATCAGAAGAGATTCCCAATTTTTTATAAGCTTCAGCCTGACGGTTGAGTTGACCCTCCTCTTCTTCCATTTCCTTGATAATCTTCTTAAGAATAGGATTATCAATTTTAGTATACATCTTTCCTACCTCTTCTGCTACCTCTCCCACTACAATAGCCATAGAAGTATAAGTATCTATACTATCTTGAAGAGTTTGTAACATCGGGTCTATTCGTTTCTTCTCCCTGAAATAAGCATACACAGCATCGGTAAACGAAGTAAAGCTATATTTAGCATCTCCCGTCTTTGATGCGATATCCTTTATCCATTTCTCATAAAACGCTCGTACTTTATCAATAGCTAAACCAGCTCCAGACCCTCTGTTTACTATTTCTTCAAGTAAATCTACTACTGGTTGTATCTCCTGAGCTCCTGTACGCTGGAATTCAAGTAAAGCCTGATTTAGTCCTCCGAACTTATCCAGTATAGGATTTACATCAACTCCTACTGATATAGCGTATTTCGTAAATTCTTCACGACTGACGAATTCATCCAGAGCTTTACGGACCTCTACTATATGTCCATTACTCCAAACCAATTGTGGAAGTAATCCGATCTGAACAGCCTCTCTCGCTCGTACATCCCCATTGATTAGAGAACCCATTTCATCTATGAGAGCATTCAACTCTTTAACGAAATCGGCACTCATTTCCGGGGCTTTAAGAGGAGTTCCACCTGCTACTTTTATATACTCCCGATATCCAGTAACGAAATCATTCAAATATTTTGTCTGGGCCTTCGCTAAATCTCCTATGAGTTTCCCCTTCTCTACCTGCATAGCCTCCGTAGCAACTCTAGCTACCAATACGTTGGTAAGCTCCTGATGTGCTTTGGTAATGTCTTCCAACGTAGATTTTTCAGTGAGCATGTTTTTAAGATACTCACCATATTGATTATTTATATTCTGAATAGCCTGAGCCCGTTGTTCAGAACCTTCGTTAGTAGCCTTTAAACGAGTGAAAGCCTGATCAAGACCCAAAACCTCCTTGCTTATCTGTTCGTTTACCCTGGCTTGTATTCGCTCCCACTCGTGCGCTTTACGCACCGTTTTAACAATTGAAACAGCAATAGCGGCTATTCCTGCAGCGATTGCTAGATAAGGAACGCCCATTAAACCTGCGCTTAACGCCTGGAAAGCGATTCTCAAGCCATTTATAGCAGACATCACTCCAGACATTGCGTATCCCAACACGCTTAAAGCTAAAGAAGCAGGACCGAGAATAGCTAAAAATGCGGCTATACCTATTACAAGCCTTTTTTGAGAATCGTGTAAATTGTTATACCAATCAGTAATATCTTGTAACTTTTGTACAAGTTTTTCGAACACTGGTAATAGAACCTGTCCAATAGAAGTCCCCAATTGAATAAGAGCTACTCTACCAGCAGCCAGTGCTGTATTCCACTTATATTGAAGGGTCTGAGAAGCCACTTCAAAGGCTTTTGCAAAATCCCCTGTTGAATTCTTTATCAAATCAAAAATTCTGCGATTGTATTCTAGGTTTTGACCAGTAAGATTTAACGCCCCAATCAATGCTCGAATGTTAGGAAATATGGTAAACATTGTTTCCCCGTACAATTCCGTCAATCGCCTTAATTCTTCCAATGTAGGAAGTAATCCACGTTCTCGTAAAGAAGCTCTCAACGCTTCTCCGGAAGTTCCCATTTTGTTAAGAGATTTTTCAACCTCGGCAGATGGGTCTGCTATTTTTTGAAGTATATTTCGTAAATATGTAGCTGAATTTGCTGCGGTGGCCCCTGATAAGCTCATTGCCGCCATTGCAGCCGTAACTTGGTCTAGAGATACTCCTACCTCAGAAGCTATTGGTAATACAGAACCTATTGTAGTAACAAATCTATTCGCTTCAATTTTACCTTCCCTAACAGCGGCTGTAAATATGTCCATAGCTTGGGAAGCTGTCAAATTAGACGTTTTATATGCATTCATAGCAGATACCAACATATCAGCTATATCCTGCGCCTCTCCCATTCCTGTAGCAGCTCCTTTCGCCGCCATTTCAGTAATAGTTAAAGCCTCTGCCGTTTTGAAACCGGATGAGGCTACAAAGTATAAAGCCTCTGCCAATTTCTCAGGTCCGATAGATGTGCGGGAAGACATCTTCAAAAGTTCTTCCGACCATTGACGAGTAGTATCCGCAGCAATGCCTGCCAAGCCCTCTATCTTTGACATTGAGAATTCAAAATTCTTCGCCATCTCGACAGAGGACTTGGTAAAGGCTACGATAGGAGCAGTTAATGTAATAGTGGCTAGATACCCAAATGTACGCATCCTTTGAGAAACTGTATTCATATTCCGAATAGTTTCCCGACTGAACATGGCTAAAGAGGCATTAGCCTTCGCAGAAGCGGCTCCAGCTGCGGAAGCTAACTGTTGAACAGCGACCTGAGCAGACAAAACTCCAGAAGTGTCTACTCCTAATTTGATCATCAAACTTCCTATATCAGTCATTGCCTGCTCCTATTATCGGTTTCCGTATCGGTGGCCTCGATTTGAAAGCCATCGGCGGTCTTTTCGATCTCAATTCATCTATCTTATCTTGCTGCTCTTTCTTTTTTGCTGCTGAGGCTATTGCCATCAACACGCTCTTCATATCAGATACAGATTGCTTACGTTCAATTCTCTTCTCACCAGTCCAATTCGGCATAAAATCCATCGGTACAACTTCTTTTGGAGTATGACCTTTTTTGGCATATAGTTTACTTACAATGTTTACAATCAATGCATCCAATACTGCTAAACGGTAATCCTCTCTCCAGGTCCCTATTGGATCAATCTTGTCATATGCTTCCCATTCTGCGAGTTGCTCTGATGTAATTTGATCCAATAGGATATCCGGATGAGCAAATCCTAACTCTCGACAGAGTCGGAAGGCGAACTGGCGACTTGGTCGCCACTTGAGTTTTTTACAATCTTCTCCTTATCCTCTTCAGAAATCTTATTAAGTTCCTGAGCCTGAGTTACGATCTTTTCCAATCTTGCGGCACTCATACTCTGACTTAGAGTAGAAGCATCTGCTGGAGTAAGAATAAGATTACCACTTTCATCGCATACCGTACAAACTGCAAGCTTTGCCCGGAAATCATCCAGAGCCTTCTCAAAACCCCCTTCAGCATTTTTATTTTCTCTGATAAGAGTCTGTTCAAACTTGTCCCGTTCACGTCCAGTCATCTGACGGACATAAACATAGTCCCCTTTTCCAAGGTCCACTTTTACTTTGTCAAGGACTTCCTTTGTAAGAAGAGCCTTTTTGTCTAACATTCCCATGATTAGAAATTTTTGATTGTTAATAATTTGTTAAAAATATTCCTTGATTAGGAATTGTTTTGTTAAATTCCGGTACTTCCACCTGAGCTGAGATAAACCTTACCAGTTACCTGAATGGTAACATCTGCGGTAACTTTATCATCAGCAGGGATGGTCAGTGGGAGTTCTGAAACAAGACCTTCAAAGTCAAGACCAGTATTCTCAGCGTCCGGGAGGACAATCTGATAGTTCTGGATCGTGTTGCTTTCAAAGTCATTTAGCATAGTCTCGTACGTAGCACGAGTAAAGTTCATTGCGAGTACAACAGTTCCTGCATTACGGAAGCCCGTGATGAATTCCCTGTACCCTCCGGTAGAATCAAGTGAGGTAACATCAATAGTGTCCCTCGACATGCTTGGGCCAGTGATAGAATTGATTTCAGCGATCTCGACCCATGCAGAGCCGCTCCACCGCTTAAATTTTGTTCCTACACCAGCAATTGCAG